TTTTTGCCTCGGAAGTATGGGAACGGAAGCGATGGAATCTTGAATGTAATTTCTTCTTGGAAGATTTCGCTTTTCTGAATAACCTCGTTGTCGGCCTCGGTAGCCCGTGCAATCTCTGCGCCAATTTGTATTGGAGAAGTAATGTTCCCCCTGTGCGGACAACCCTCACATCCACCCGCCCTCAATTTTTCAAAGGTGGCGCAAGTGTATGGGCCTTTGATATGACTAGCCTTTTCCTCAGTTGCTTCGGGTGTGTAGTGTGGGTGGTCTTTAGACACCTCATGAATAGCGGTTTCTTCATCGTCACAAAATGCCGCCACTGAAAGCGCCGCTCTCCACATCGGTTCTTCCAAGGTAGCCTGATTCTCTATGCAGTGTTTGATCTGCAAGCAACCCTTACCTTCGTCAATTTTCTTTTTGATTGTGGAAAACTTGTTGATGTAATTGCCCATAAGTGCCCTGGTTATCGCATCCATAGGGCGGCGGGTCTTAGGAGCAGGGGGTAGTAGTTCCCCTATCCTAGATATCAAATCCTCTAGGCGGCGGGGTTTACCCTGAAGGATGATCTCCACGGGGCGTGGGTCATCGGTCTTATGGTTAAAAGTGCCGGGGATTCTGAGGATTCGGGCGGCATCGGCAGTCACAGCAGGGTCGGCTTTTAGGTCGTGCTGAACGCACTTGGCCTTCAAAGACTCGGCTACACGGCTCCATTTGTCGATGGGAACGGCTTCTTCCAAGGGCCAATACACATGAACCCCACCGCCTGAATTGACGATAGTGGGTTTTGGCATCTTGACCTCTTGGCAAAATCTGCCCAAATCAGCGATTGCGTCTTCCCTTGTCTCATAGGGTTTTCCCTCCCCGCAATCTAAATCTAACCACAAGGCTTTAACTTGCGTTGCGTTTGCGCGAGTTCGCTCCTTGGGCGTGGCAAATTTTGCCAGTCCAAAAAATATGTCCCGATTATTAGATGCCAACCCTGCAACAGTTGACTCTACTTCATCAAGCGTCTCGACAAATATCTGCTCACGCAGTTTGCCTTTGGTCATGCCAACGATGGCGTAATAGCCACCCTCGGCGGTTACGGCCTGTAAGAATTCTCGGTTCATGACTCGTCACTTAAAAGATTTTTTACGAAGTTTTTCTATGGCTTCTTTAATCTTGTTTAAGTAACGTTCTTGAGGTTTAGTCTTATTGAGGAACCAATGATAGACAGTCTGCCGTGTGACCCCGAAAAATTCTGCTACATGAGAAACAGGAATCTCTCGCTCGGCACATATCAACCCCAGTTGAACCCAGGGTAGTGACGTGTCCTGCTCCTTTATCCTGTCAACAAGTCTCTTTGTGTATCCAATTTCCATAGTCGTAAGCGGGGGCGAACCCCCGCACCTTAAGTTTTGTTAATCGTCTGCCCACTGAGAAAGAACTTCACCCAAGTCAGGTTTAGACTCGGATACAGTAGCCTTCTCAGACTTTCGTTTTGTAGGTTCCGCTACTTTGGCTTCAGCCTTGGATGCGGGAGCAACTTCAGCAACGACTTCTTCAACTTTATCGACTTGCGCTACGGTCATGGTAATTGCTTGTAGTGCGGCGGCAGACTTGCTTTGTTTGATAGCACCGTCTAATTCGCCCTCGTTCAACCAACGAACAGGCTTGAATGTGAGGCGGGGTGTAGACGAATTAATGTCAAACTTGGCTTCGGTTACGACTGCAGTAATTGATGTGCGTTGTGCCTTGAGATACTTGGCATACGCTTGCATCGGCATACGATCACCTTCGGGTTTACCGAAGATTGACTGCGAAGGCAGAGTTAGTTGGTACACATCGCCATGAATGTCGTTCTCTAAAACGATGGCAAGTCTCTGCGAGAAGCGGCACGCGCGAGAATCCCCTTGACCTGATCCCTTGATATTCTGTGGACAATCCGCGCAAGTCTCCGCCTGTTTGTTTTGGGCATCAGCGGAAGGGGCAACACCATCTGCACTCCAACAATCGGGAGGCAGGTTTTTTCCTTCTTCATATGTTCCTCCATAGTAGGTGCGCGAGATATTCGGTGCGGCGTTAACCACAACAACATTCATAGCGCGATCTTCATTGACTGCAATTTGTTGGCCCCCATCCATTAAGCGGAATACCTTGCCACGAATAGAGATACGCTTAGAACCACCACCCCCTGCAAGCGATGCAGTTACATCATCAATCTGACGATTGCGAATGTGGTCGGGGACATTATTACCGCTGAACAAAGTGATATCACTCATCTTGTTTTCCTCACAGTGATTGAATAAGAATTTACAACATTCATACCTTTTGGCATGAGCGTAGGATGTTCCTGTAGCCATGATTTAAGGTTTGTTTGATTGATGCGCCTGTGTAAAACATCATACAACTTATGCTCATCAATATACTCATGGAACGATTCCCAATCATTCGTGGAGTATTCGGTTTTGACGGAACGAATAATCGTACCGTACTTAGTCTTTATGTTTTGCGCCCCGATTTGTTTGCACCTTTCTCGGAAGTGCTCTTCAATCGTTTCTAACTGAGCATTGATTGCTTCTTCTTTGGCGGCAAACTCTGATTCCAATTTACGCTTGTGATCTCTGATCTTAATGTAGATCCTGACCATTTCGTCTATTGATACATCAGTTGTTTCTTTTTCTTCTACTGCATCACTCATGGTGTTTATCCTTTATTTTGCTTTTATGGCCTCATCCTAAAATACGAATTTGACATTGTCAACTAGTTAATTCACGATACAACGAAATTATTTCGCTATGAACATCCAGTTTCGATTGAAGCATTTTATAGATGCGCTTCTCTGCGGGTGATCCTTGCAAGTGAATAACGGTGACAGGGTTGTGTTGTCCTTGGCGGTGCGCTCGAGCGTTGGCTTGTAAGTATGTTTCCAAACTTGTTGTTGGGCCAAACCATATGATGGTGTTTGCTGCAGTTAGAGTAACACCATGCGATGCCGCTTGTGGTTGGATGATCAAAACTTTTGGGGACGGCTCACTCTGAAATCTTCGGAAAATATCAGTGCGCGCTTTTGCGGGAACTTCCCCATTGACAATTTCGTTGGAGTAGCCTCTGCCGCTTAAAAAATCTGACACAACATTTATTGCGTGTTTGAACGGAACAAATATGAGAACTTTGTCACTGGTTTCGCTTATCACATCCTCTAATTCCGATAACCTGTTGCTACAATCAAACTCAACAACTTCACCAGAATCTGAATAGACCGCACCCGCAGAGATCTGTAATAGTTTGTTTAGTATTGCCGCCGCGTTCACACCCGATACTTCCTCGCCTGCCGCAATCATCAAGGCTTGTTGCTTCATCTGTTTATAGTAGCGTTCTTGTTGCTTAGTCAACGGGATCTCGCGCGTCTCGTAAGTCATGTCGGGTAAGTCAAGACATTCTTTTTTAGTAAAACGAATTGCAGGCTGTAACGCTTCATGAACTGTTTGGCTTGCGTTGTCTCTAGGTATCCATCGAAACTGCGAGACCCTCCACATAACCTTGTCGCGCCATGAGCCAAAGAATCTAGGCACGCGATCAGGACACATTAACTTAGCCAACCCATATGCGTCTTCAGGCGATTGTGATGCAGGTGTTCCCGTAAGCATCCATAGCCATCGTTGTGGATTAATAAGTTTTTGTATGGTCTTCCAACGGCGCGTAGATACATTCTTGTATGCGTTGGCTTCATCAATAACTATGAGATCAAACTCGTTTGCGATTATGTCGTTAATCACAATCTCTACGCCATCAAAGTTGACAATCACAAACTCTGCGTGGCTATCGATTATCTTCTTGCGTTTATCCGGTGTGCCGTATGCCACATCACATGAGCGATGCATAGCAAACTTAAACAAGTCATCTTGCCATGCTGACTGCATGATGGAGAGTGGACATATCACAAGCACCCTGCGTATGAAGCCGAGTTTCATCAAATAGTCTGCGGCCCATATTACGGATGCAGTCTTGCCTGTGCCTTGTTCGTTAAAACAAAATGCACGGCGGTGTAGTGTAAGAAACGATGCAGTTGTGATTTGATGTGCGAATGGCTTGTGCAAGCCTGGGAAATCGTAGTTGCCTACGATTGGTGATGGGACATTCTTGATGCCTAGGTTCTTAAGGACTTGTGCTTCTTCTAGCCCCCAATGAACTGCGACTTTATGAATGCCGTTTTCTTCGCCGAGAGTTTTGCTCTTGGGAATTACTGCGGTTACCCGATCAGGGTTCTTTAACTTCAATAATAGTAATTTGTTTTCTACAATTTCCATGGTGTTTACAGATGCGTTATCAGGCGTAAGTGGAATTCCACTACGCCTTTTTAATACTGCTTAATCTGTCGAGTTACTTAACGGAACTATCTTTGTTCCGCTTGAAACTTCTGTTCTTTGATGGAGATTGTAGTCGGTATCCGTCTTTATTGCTACCCCCTTTAGATAGGGGTTTTACATGAGACACATCCTTGCCCTTGCGGTCAATGCCTTTCTTGTCAAGGGCACGCCTCGCACGCTGACGCTCCATGCGATTTTCGTGTTCTCCCCTAGCAACTTGTTGCTTGTATTCCTTTTTGTAAGGCCGGGATTTGTTAGTGTAAGGCATAAAGAAATTGTGTCGAGTGGAACTCGGTTCCGTTCGATTATGCGTGTTTTCCGTTATGAATGCAAGAGTGCACCGCACAATAATTGCGGCAAGTGAAGTTGGGTTTGGGGTTCCAAACATCCTGTGTATAAGCGGATTCTAGGGGGACATACAGATATAGTGCATCGCGCAGAAGTCCGAGAAAATCGCCACGCACATAGTCTTTCTTTATAAAGTCATTAGACACTACGAACATCAACGCACCCTTTATCCGTTCGACTTCGGGGAAGTGTGCAAAGGTAGCCATCGCCAAGAAGTCTAATTGCTTAGTGTCGGCATACTTGGCATTACGCCCTGTCTTGTAGTCAATGATAAATGCAGTCTTATCTTTTACGATTACAAGATCGGCTATTCCACGCCACCAAACTTGTTGGTCAAAGAAACCGCAGGGTTTCCCGTCGTCTGACAACCCCATCTTATACTCACAAAGTTTTTGTCCTTCGATTGCATTAAGGGTATCTAATTGGGATTTGATGAACAAGAATTGTTCGGGCAACGGGGTTCCGTCTTTGATGTAGAGTTCGGCTGCCTTATGAAGTTGTTCTCCATAAAGAAGTTGCTCTGTCTTGGGTTCAACAATGTCTTTTACCACCCGTAGATGGTGATACTTCTTAGGGCATTGGTGAAACAGGGTGATGCTTGAATACGACCAAGCGGGGGGTTTACTCATCGGGTAAGTTAGAAATGATTGCGGCTTTCATCATTCGTAATTCTACAATCGCTAAGTTTATATGATCGACTGCTGACTTGTAATCATTCTTCAGTATGAGTTGGACAGTTCGTTCTAGTTCTTTCTTTCCCTCAATGTAATGGGGGGCATAGTCAAGTTTTACCATAGTTATCTCCTATTAAATTAACACTCTCCATAGTTTGCACCAACACCTGATTCGCAGTTCAAGGGTAGTCCAATGGCCCACTCAGGTATCCATCGCATACAGGATTCAACATACTCTTTAGCCTGGTATTGCTCTTCGATAGGCGCGATACAAGCAATTGCATCGTGGACAGTCAAGACCACGCGGTAGCGTTCTGCAATCTTCAACATCTGCTGACCAACCACAATTCTAGCCAATGCTTGCACCACATTCTCTATTACTTTCCCGCCGTAAATTTTTACCCACTCGTTCTTTCGGGCTTCGTATTCAAACCCACCATCCGATGTAGGCCGCAGATTGTTGTATTTAACATGGAGTCCTGACGGGAGCCGGATACCTTTGGCCCCTTCAACCATCAACACTTTGTGCTGACCAAGCGGAGCGTTCCTGTTTTTAAGAATCGCAGGTAACGAGTTCTGTCCTTCATACCACAACTGTTTAACCTTGAAGTTCCGTTCCCGATAAACCTGAATGATTCGCTCGGCTTCATGCTTCTCCAACTTAACCTTTTGCAACGCAAGCATATTCTTAAACTTCTCTGCGCCCATGCCGTAGCCGCAACCTAGCACAACAGTCTTGCCTATGAAGCGTTCATCCTTCGTTATATCTTCGGGGGGTTTGCTGTATATCGCTGACGCCATGATGCGATAAACATCTTCTCCTGTGCTGAATGCTTGGACTATGTCCTGCTGACCCGCCAACCATGCAAGCATACGAGCCTCAATCTGTGATGAGTCTGCATCAATAATCACATAGCCTTCGGGCGCACATATAGAGTTCTTCAGGGCTGATGAGCCTGTGCGTGAGGGTAAGTTCTGAAGATTCAAACTGTCTGCACCACCCCATCTGCCTGTGTGTGCGGCATAGTATTTAAGTGGAACCGGCAAAGCGCCTCTGTTACCTATACCTATAAACCTCTCTGTGCGTGTTTCTTCAAGGGTGCTTTTAACGCCGAGCCTAGCCGCCACCGCAGTTTGCACCGCAACATCTTCATGGTTTTGCAAGGCAAGAAACTCTTTATCAGTCTTAGCAAATGCCAATGCTTCTTTGCCTGTGGTCGGACTGATTTTCATTGGGGGATCAACTCCACGCCCACGCAACCATTCTGCAAACTTGTTGTTGGACATGATAGTCTCTGTATCCAGGCCAGACGCAACAAGCAACTTGTCCTTGAAGTCTCTGATCTGCGCTAAATGTTTAGTAAGTAAGTCAACATCCACCATGAGAACGGGTTCGGCAAACATCCGTATCGTTAGGTCAATCAGTTTTAGTTCCTGTCTTGGGAAGTCTAGCAACATCTTCTTGAATAACTTAAATGTAATGTCCACATCGTTACAACAATACAACCCATAGTTCCGTAGTTCGGATTTTGTGAAGTCATGTCTGCGCTTACCAATCGCACTCTCAACTTCTATGCCTTTCGTGCCAACGCCGTATAACTCAGCAAGTTTTGCCAACGACTTTGACTGCGTTGCGGGAAGTAAGGCTTGACCCATAGACATGGTATCTACCCAACCCAAAGGCACAATGCCAAAACGCCATACAAGAATGGCGGCATCAAACATTGTGTTATGTGCAAGGACTAGTGAAGACGGCCAATCAAACTGCCCCAACCAATCCTTAACATCTTGGTGTGTGCCACTAAACCATTTGACATCTCCACCGTTCTCTTTAACTGCTACACCAATTACTTCAAACGAATCTGATCTTACATACTCCTCTGTCGTGATCTTGCTTAACGAATAGTCTCTGTCATAGTAAGTCTCAAAGTCTATCGTCAACAACTTTGTTGATGACATTTTTTAACTCCTCTACATTCTCTGCGTTAATAACAACGGCGATACCCCCTTGGTCTTTAATACTTGCCAAGTTCTTTTGTTGCAACGCAGTAGGCTGATCCTTCGGCGTAGCCTTACATTCGATGGCTACAAACCGACCACGCACACAGGCAACAATATCGGGTATTCCACTAGATCCGTAACCGGACATTACAGGGTAAAACCAATAGACACCATAACTGTCAAGCAGTTTGGTTACTCGCGTCTTTACTTTCTTCTCCGGAGTCATTTGGTTTTCTTAAGACTTTAAGATCGTTACCATACAAGAAGTATGAGTTTGCTTCAACCTTGACCCCAATATCTTCAAGCATTTCGTTGTGGGGTGCGATCCTCAACAGGGCAACCTTCTGCTGAACAAAGTCAGGCATAGCCTCAAAGGAATCGTATTCCTCGACTCTATTTTCATTATTACCATAGATATTCAGGATCCACCGATCATTAACATTGAAAGCGACTATCTGCATGGCTCCATTGACACCATTGTAGTTATCCCGCACCCAATGAGAAAGCGTGCGTAACTCTCTGTATTCCTTGACTCCAGCACAAAACTTTTCGCCAAGCATAGCATGAGGAATCTTATTCTCAAAGTAATCTAATACTTTGTTCATGTCGTTATGCAGTAACTCTGTCCAACAACTTCTTGCTTTTTCTTCTGCTCTACGCATTTCATAATACAACTTGTGTCTACCAGCACTTACTATTTCATCTGCACGCTCTTGAAAAGTAAACGGCCTTACAAATTGATCGACTATATTAGTAATCAACTTAACTTTTTTGGTTCGCTTCTCGTCTCTAGGACTGCGTTCATTTTTAATCAAGCGAGACTCTGCAACAAATATATGTTCATCCGCATTCATATGTTGATGATCATTGATCCACAATCTAGCAAACGCTTTATCAGGGTGAACATCTGTAAAAAGATTTAGGGATATGATCAACTCCGGATCAGCGTCACTTCGTTTGCTTGTCCTGTAACCTTTTACAGTTATGTTGGAGTATCGCTTGTTCAAGCGATCAACTGCAACTTGAAGTTTGGGATGTAATTGTGCGTTAGTTTTCATGGTGTTTTCCTTTCTTAGTTATCGAATGATTGTGGTGTTCGGCACATCGCGCATTTCATAGACTATGTCTTTGTGCTTATCTTTAATCCATGAATAAATGGCAGACTTCAAATCGTAGGTGTGGCATCTGTAACCATCTTCGTAATAGCGATACTTAGCATTATTACCTACCAAGTTATTGAAGGCAGACGCAAAAATATCAGGTGCAGACTCCATAGTTTTATTGGCAACTAACCTAAGCAATTCGGGATTCATACCACCATAAGTTTTCCGATATGTTTCTACATCTTCTTCGGAATACGAGCCGCCTGATAGTTTGTTCATAACTTCAATATACTTAATGAAGTCTTTATACTGCTTGATGATGGGCAAATACTTGTCGCGCACCACATAATGCTTCTGCTCTACAACAAGTTTCCCTTCAAGAATGTAATCAAGTCCTTGTTCTGTCTTGACACATTTCAAAGTCAATGGGTTGTCATCGGTAACAGGGTATTGAATATGCTTTGTCTTGTCATACAAATACCATTTGTGTCTAGAAGCGTATCTAACTTTGAATCTATTCTTGAACATAGCACCAACTAATTGCCTAGTGTTCAAAGGCCAACGACCTACAAAGAAAGTGATTCTGTTATTAGGATAAAACCTAACACACACATCGCTTGCATAAGTGCCTACATCAATGGTGTGTTTCGGTTCGTTTGGGAATTTACTTTTGTCAGTAAACGCAATCCACCTTGCATGGTAATATCGGCGTGCGCCCAACGGGCGGATACCATTTGTCCCACGAATAGGGTTAACTGCATTTACGAATGTGTCAGCGTCTGCATAACACACCATCTTTGGAACATCGTAGACTATCATTTCATACTCCTTTCAAAAAGACATACGCTTAAGAATGTCATCAACTTCAGACTTCACATGATTGCGTGTATCAGTTTCCTCACGCAATTCCTTAGCGGAGATACCGAACATGGCTTTCTCCAATTGCTTACGGGACTTCTCCAACTCAGGATCGTTGGTAATGTTCATGCACTTCAACATATCAATCAGTTCGATTGCGTTGTCTACCAATGAATCACGGAAGATCTTCTTGTTCTCATCTTCTGCGTAATCCAAGCGTTCACTCATGCGAGTCAAGCACTCATGCAAACGGCTCCATGCATCTTTCATAGCAGTCTGCACTCGTGCATCGAACTGAGACTCATACCTACCAACAAGTTCTTGTATTCCTTCGTTACTAATATCAACGCGAAAGTCACCCGACTGTGGGACAGGCGTGTATTCATACTTGAAGTAAAACTTATGAGCGATTACATCAGGAAGCGGATAGTCCTCACGATTGAATAACTCACCGAGAGTAAAAGCCGCCGCAGTAATCATGTTGTTATAGTCACCAAGGAACTTGTTCTTGAGTGCATCAAACTCAGTTTCAAACTGACGCATCTTTGTGTTGTATTCCATGAAGCGACCCATGACTAGCAACCTAGTGCCTGAATCCGACCAAGGCAAAGTGTTGTTGTAGTGATAGGTTCGGACTTGGGTTACAAACTTCTGAATCTCGTCAAGCGCATTGTCGCCTGCAAATAACTTCTTATGAAAGTTACCTGCCCTAGCCTTGGTGTTCTTGGCTATATCAATCTCTTCCGACACACGCTTGTCGTTCTTACGCGCAGTCCATATGGCGATGTTCAAATCCACCAACACGGAACTTGATGAAATGCTTGTGACTTCTTGGTTCATGGTGTTTCTCCTTTCATTTAACATAGACAACTTGACCATGCGTAGGCATAGCCTTGTTATCGCCAACAACTACCCACAACACAGGTGCATTGATACCATGTGGATCACCCCACCCTGGCACATACCCATCAGTTAGAACTACGATTGCGTCAGGCGGAACGGAACTCGGTTCCTTTCGCAAATAGTCAAACACACAGGCAGGGTCTGTTCCACCACCGCCACTCATCTTTATATCCATCATCGTCTCACCCGCATCACGCTCAAATCGTTTGTGCGATTCAACTTCGGTATCCCACGCCAATACATCAAGGATTTCGGGATTGACTTCGGTTCGTATGGATTCCAACTGCGAGAAGAACTCTTGCCTCAGATCATGGTTCACAGATCCTGAAACATCTGTTGCACCAACGATGCGAGAGGTTGTCTCGCTGTATGCGCTAGGCATATATATGCCAAGATGTTGTAGCCTCTTGTTCGGTTGACGATAAGTAGAAAGATCCTTGCCTGCCATCGTAGCCTTCACAAAGTCACGCATTACATCACGCCAATCCACATATGGCTCAAGCAACTCTTCCAAACCCAACTCGGAATCACCACGACCAATGCCATACTTCTTGCAAAGATCTTTGGACAACATCTGACCTTGGCGTATTGCTTGGTCAATCTGAGAACGCAACTGATCCTTCTCGGCTTGCGTCATGTTGTTATCCATAATCTTTTCGTGATTGTCGAGTGCCGATGGACTATCGGTGTTTGCTTTTGGATTACTTGGCGGTTGCGTTGAGGGTTTGTCCTTCCCACCATCATTGTTGTTCTTAGATGGGCTATTGGGCGGCGGCTTTTGTTGAGACTTGAGAATCCGATACACAGATCCTGCATCCATGCCACGGAACTGCTCGTCATAGATACCACCAATAGTCGGGAACTTCACGATGCGATCAAACTGTCCGACAGGTGCGCCCCAATCTTCAATCATTAGATTGATAACTGCATCGCACGCAACACCCGCAGTCTCTGCATCTTCATTAAACAAATGATTCCATATAGTCCCATGCTGAAACATCTTGTGGAAGTTCTCATGCGCTACGACAAAGCACAACTCCTGATCATCTAACTGATCAACAAACTCAGGGTCATACCACTCGTTGCGACCATCGGTGCAGGCGGTTCCCCACCCTTCCTCGACAGTTACCTTACCCATCAACATGATGCCGGACAGGGCGGCAAACTTCGGATGCGTCATCAAGGCAACCCTTGCTTTCGCAACCCGTTGTTCAGGTGTTAATTTACTCATAGTGCCTTCCTTTCTTGAATGGAACTCGGTTCCGTTGGACTACTTAACATCGGGCAACATCCAATGATTCTCGACTGCCCACTTTGCAAACTCTATGTTACGACTTGCAAACTCCCGCTTGTCCTTGATCTTGTAAAGATTAGTGCCGAACAACGCTTGTGATTCTCTCGGCAATCGCTTCATGTATTTCACGATTGCAGTCAGGTTAGCCTTGTCTGCACGCATCATCGCTTGTTGCACCAAGATACAGACAGCGATTGGATTCTCAGGAACCTTGCAGTTGTTGGGATCACGCTCAATCACAGCCCAATCTTCAAGTTCTTTCTCCACAGTAGAGTAGGCTTGAATATCTGCCGCCGCGCTTGGCCCCAACACACCGACCAAGTTTGCATGGATAAGATGTTCAGGCAGTTGATCACGCTTGTGCATAATGATTGATGCACGGGCCAATGAACGGGGCGCAACGAACGACCGCTTCGGTAACTGCGGGAAAAAGATATACGGGTTAGGTGGCACGCCGTTCTTAAAGTCCTTGTCGCTGAAGTCCGTATACGACTGAAGACAATGCGGGTTCTTGGTAGCCCACGCCATCAAAGTCGGATGTTGATTGTTTGATCGACCCCACTCGCACCACTCTTCTGCATTCGGCTTGCGAACATTCAGCCAATCAATACGAGAGATAAAGTGTGGTGGCATATTGTCGCCAACACCATCGCCACTCAGGTTACCCGTAGCAAACACGACAGACTTGGTAGTCAGGTGCTTGTCATACAGACGCCTATCGTTGAATGTTGGCATCAACATATTCATCACAGGGCGGGGAGACTTGGTCAGCTCGTCTAGCAACATGACAACATCTTTACCCTTGTGCATTCCAAAGCGTGCGTTCGGCAGAAACTCCGTGCATCCCGCTTCTTTGTCCTGATACGGAGTGCCGAGGTCGCCCAACTCAAGAGTCGCACAGTCAATCGGCGCATACTCATAGCCCAACTCTGCGGCAATCTCTTGACCCATAGCAGTTTTGCCAATGCCAGGCTCACCGCATAGGAATATCGGAACATCTGCGCCGAACTCCAAGACAGACCGCTTGGCTTCGGCTAGAGATACTGTTTGCATTTCAATCATGGTGTGTTTCCTTTCTTGGTTTAGTTAGATTTTGAAATACGGGTTACAAGACCCTCAAGGTATCGAATGATAGCCTGCTGATCCTTGATCTCGTTATACAGATCTCGGTTCTTAACAAGCAATTCAGCAACATCAAAACTACGAGGCGGGACAAACTTAGCCTTGGGATCAAACTGAGTGAACGCATTCATCTGCTCACCTGATATCGGTTTGGCTTTAACATCTTTCTTCGTCTTGCCGCCCCTGATATACGGCCCAACTTTCTGCAACTTCTTGGGGTGATGCGGTGTCTTGCGAACATAGGCACGGACTTTCTCCTTCGCTTGTTGTTTAAGTTTATGTCGGATGTTGTAGATCCGACTCTTTGATACGCCAACTGTCTCGGCAATCTCTTCGGTTGGCATTCCCTTTTGCAAGGCATTGATTACTGCAATAACTTTTTGGCTTTTCGGTTTCATGGCATTACCTCCAAATAAAAATGATTAAGTGAATAGTTAAATAGATCATCAACGCAACGACTAACCAATACGCTAACTGATCCGACTTCATGCGGTCATCTTTATAAAAGATGTTCCGTTGAACTGCACTTCTGAACGGAACTCGGTTCCGCCCGTTTGGCAGACTGCTTCTCATTACGACTCTCCTTTCTTATATCAAGGTAAATAACAACTGCTACTCCAAACAAAACTACAACTGCAAACCATGCAACAGATTGTGCGGCTTCATGACTATCATAATCTTGATACTGCACTCTATAAATTTTCATCACACACCTCCTCGGGAACCTCCACTTCTTCACCTAACTTACTAAATACATAGCACCTCATGGCGGCGATTAGGGGGGTTGCTCCTAACGAATATGTTCGACAGTCGGAAGATAACGCCAAAAGATGCGTGTCATAACACTGATCAAGACTTATCTTCTCCCGCTCAATGATCGGCCCACCATGCTCCCAATCTTCTGAGGGTCTATAAAGATCTCCATAGGTTATGTTAGGGGTAATCAGGAACAACAGACCACACTCAAACTTAACTTGTTTATCTTCAGCCTTCGCCACGGCCCAATCCAACTGCGCACCGCTTAACTCACTTGTTTTTACTTTCATTTCTCTTCCTCCTCTTCCTTAATAAATTCACCAAGAACATCATTCTTTGCCGATCCCAAAGGCAACTTACTACTTACATCAATCGAACGGGCAAGACTCATTTCATCCCTTTGTTTGACTTCGGGATAGTCTTCATACCACTTAACACTCTCGACAAAGAACACAATGTTCTGATCATCCCAACCCCATGAGTCTGCGTGCCACTCACCAAATAACTTACCGCCTTGTGCGTTCACAAACAGTTTTAGGTGCGTGCAGAACTGATCAAACTGCGCCTTCTCTCTTCCCTTTCCTGAGATGCATATGCCAACATCAGATCTGTAACCCATGATTGACCTCCGTATTTGTTTGTGTATCGGGTGATTGGAATTGGTTATCTCTCTCCGGAACTGCTCGGAACTGTCTACGACTTGTTTCCAAGACCTCTCTTGCCCAACGATTGCACGCAGATACGCCGCATTCCGTTTGATCCTGTGCTTGATTCTCATGGTCTATCCTCATTCCTTTGCCTTTCTCCAATCGGTCATAGTCCACGACTGCATGGCCTGCTTCATGCTCGGTGGTTTTTGTTCGGGTTTAGGTTTGGGTTTAACGGAACTCGGTTCCGGTGGGGATTGTCTTTTGTTGATACGATTTAACACACCCCAAGTTGTTGTCATGTAATACTTACGCTCGCACATGGATGTAAGGCCGATCTTCTCGCCATCAATCCACGCGATGTAAAAGGGCTTGCCGTGAAACCGCACGACTTCGCCCAACGAATAACCTTCGGTTTGCTTGCTCATATTGATACCCCCTGTTCCTCGCTCAGTTGATGCAGTTTGTATATGTAGTGGGCAAAGCGAATGATCGACTTGCCACGCTCAGTCTTGGGCTTTAGTTCTTTGTCTGAGTTGGCATACTCGTAATACGCATCAGACGCCTTGACCATGTAGAAGAACAATTCCTCGTGGGTCATGTCCTCAAACTTCTTCTTCATTTCCGCACCTCTTTCTGATTGGTCATCTTCAGTTCCTCGGGGTCATAGATCAGTTGATACGCACCCTTGCCATACGGGATACCGACTGTCCACTTGACCATACGCGCTTCACGCTCTCCGCAGGTCTTGCAGGTTTCATACCCCGCCTCGTATCGGGCGGGTGTTACAACGGCTTTCTTACATTTTGCGCATTTCATAATGTTTCTCCTGTAAAGATGTTGCATGGTGTTATGGTGTATTTCGGACAACAACTCGTTCCTAAAAAACACACCGCCGAATAGATTGGTCTTACAAGTGAGTCCCGTTTTACGCATACGGGACAGGAGACGAACCACATACACAAACGCTACTCCACTAGGCCAATCCACTCGGCGGTATGTTCTACCGCTTTTGCCTTCTGCTATTTCGTTGCAGTCGGGGTTACCGAAAGGTTCAGGCATGGGGGAACAAATAAGTAGGCATGACCGGAACTCGGTTCCACTCGGCTCCGGCAACGATCAACAAGAGCAAGACGCACCACCACAACAGTTGAGAACTTGGTTTGTATGATTTTTCTCAGGGTGTTGTGGATCGGTATCTTGATTGATGGGGTCGTGTCTAATTTGTTACCCGCAGAGATACTGCTACTTGGCATCGCTTGTTCAACAGGGAGAACCTTCAGGACTTTGGTTTGTCCTGCTTTGCGGTTCTGTGAATGGACTGTGTTTGAATAGGTCGGGTTGGGCTTTATTGCGCCACCTATACTTTATTCCCGCCTACCTACGCACCGCCTTATGCACGACTTGGAGTTCGTGTTTGCGACTTGCAAGATACGCCTACTCTGCACCCCGAACGGAACTCGGTTCCGGTCGAGGCTTTTGTGCAACTAGATTGTAAAAGAGCAGGGAAGTAGTGACAGACTACCTCCGAGGGGAGAGTATACCATAGATTAGACAACAACGCAATATATTTGACAACTATTTTTGCACATTGACACAAACGAGAAATCATACAAAAGGCACATAAATACTACTTGCACATTGGAACATTTGGACATTCTTGAGAGCCGCATCAGGACTCGTTTGTGCAAATGTGTAATGTGGATTGTAAAAGAAATAAGGTAGTTGTAAATGTTCAAATGTGCAAAAACTGAAATCGGGTTTGGAATTTTTGCACATTCGATAAGTGCTTGATTTGCAAAGGGAAAATGCGTTGAATGTGCAAATGTGCAAATGTGCAAAGGGTTTTAAGTGAGCGCGCCAAAAAATTGGAAAAACTGCATGGGTGGGGGGAGAGAGGGTTAATTTAGATTTCTCTCTTTTTTTTATGGAACATTTGAACATTTGAACATTCGGCCCGCAAACCCGCATGGTTGAGCCAAAGTTGAATGTGCAAAAGTTTTTTTGCGTTTGGACATTACAGACAATTCAATGCTGGCGCGGGTCTGCGTGTTTTGGTTAATTATTGACCACCCCGCAAAGCCTTATGCCATAAGGGTTTGAGCCGTTTTTGATGCGTAACTGTGGATAACTTTTTTGGAGGGTGCTTTTTGGGGTCGCGCGTGTCAGCCGACTCTGTTGTCACTGGTTTCGATTGTCGTGCGTTGGGGGTTGCAGGGGGTTGCGGTTGTGTGGTGCGGGGGAAGATGTTGAGTGGAACTGAGTTCCGTTGGGTTGGGTGGCGAATGTTTGGCATTTGCGCGGTGCAGACGAAAAAAAAACCCCGCAAGCCCGAAGGCCTGCGGGGTAAAGTGCTTGTGTCTAATTACTTCTGTCCTGCGGGGACTGCATACTTGATCTTGGACTTGAACCACTTAGTAGCCCATGCCTGTAATTCAACGCTCGCTTGCTTGAGATCGTTCTTGTAGCACGCGTTATAACATCTTTGCCCATGATCTTGGACAATCTCTTGCACGCTCTTTTTGTTCTTAGAACTAGACTGCCGATTGTTTGGATCTTTATCACTTTTTATTTCGCCACGCGAGGGATTGATTGATACATTTACAGCAAGACCCTTTGACTCAAAGTGCGCTTTGTAAAATATCACGCGGATTTGATTCGTAATACTTTTATCAGCATCAAAAAACTTCTTGCCATATGATTGCTGACACTCCGCGTAAAACACTTTACGGGCCGCGCTTACTGCATCGCCTGCCGTATCTTCGGCATTGAACGCATTGACTAATGCAAGCGCGCTAGACTGCAACTGTTTCAAACGCGCATTGATCGCATCGCCTATTTGCTTGGCCTTGCGAGTAGCACCTGCCACGCGCTTGTTTGTTGCTTCCCCTTTCAAGTGTGATTGAATGGGGGACTCTTTTACTGCAACTTCTTTCTTGGCGGATTTAGCCATTTGATTACATCTCCTGTAAACAAGTTGATAGACAGCGAGTGGAACTCGGTTCCGTTCGCCGCGAAGCAAGCGGAATCGCCTGCTTCTACCCTTAGTGAATTCCTAGCCCCAATCGCGCCTCAAGTTGTTGTCCAGATCGCACCCTACCGGCGTGGGGGGTCCGCTTCCACAGCGTTGTTCGGGTCCCATCGCTCTACACAGTAATCCGCACAAACAACTACAACTTTTTTACAATCACCATCAATTGGCAACAAAACGTACTGATACATCACCTGTAAACAAGTTGACCCCCACCCCTCAATCCTGCAGACCCACCCCCTTCGTTTTAATTACCTCCCCTGCCCCCCACCCCCTATATTTTTAGACACTCACAAACATCTTGACTTTTAGACAGTTTCAAGGGTACATTCCGCCCCATGCTGATTTTGACACCCGACCTTGAGATCCCCCTGATTGACGACCTTGATCAGGACTTCAATAAATTGACACTGCGGGAGCGGGCCGAGGTAGCGTGCAGAACCATCGAGATCCTGTCTGCGGCGGGAGCCGACTTCACAGGAGAAGAGCCTCAAGACATGGCTATAGCCAGGGATGTAATTCGGGGCAGCGAATCACTAACTACAAAGACGGTAAAACAAAGTCCGGGTGCATTGGCTCATGTACGCCGCTTGTTAACAGAGTACGAAGAACAAGTTGTTATAGAAGCAGCCCAACTTCGTAACTACATTACCAATAAACTAATTATTGAGTCGGATGACAACGATCCACGCATACGGATTAAAGCGCTTGAACTTCTTGGCAAGATTAGTGATGTAGGGTTGTTCACAGAGAAGTCTGAGATTACATATAAGAACAAGTCTGATGAAGAGTTGGATAAGACGCTTGAGTCTAAGATCCAAGAAATTCTCAACCGCAATACGATTGACCTAGCCCCGGAGGATGTCTTTGGAGACCCCAAAGAGCGAAGCCCATTCCTTGAAAAGTTTAAACCCGCAGATTCTGAGCAATCTCAGCAGGGTTGAGAAGGAAAAACTTCTAGAAGCGCTCTTGGAAAAAGAGCGTAGGCAGCGTGTTGCCTCTTGTAAAGCAGACTTTCTTGAGTACGTCAAGCAGATGTGGCCAGGGTTTATATCAGGTAGACACCATCGCATCATGGCGGATGCGTTTAATAAAGTAGTAAAAGGGGAACTAACTCGTGTCATCATCAATATGCCACCCCGGCACACCAAGTCTGAATTCGCTTCGTATTTGTTTCCATCCTGGTTTCTTGGAAATAACCCACACAAGAAAGTCATCCAAACCTCTCACACTGCCGAACTTGCCACCGGATTTGGTCGTAAGGTCCGGAACCTTGTGGACGGAGGCGATTACAAAAAAATTTTTGAGGATGTTGAACTGCAAGCGGACAGTAAGGCTGCGGGCCGTTGGAACACAAATCACGGCGGGGAATATTTCGCAATTGGTGTTGGCGGTGCAGTTACGGGTAAGGGCGCCGATCTACTTATCATTGATGACCCGCACTCGGAACAAGAGGCGGTTCAAGCCGAAACTAACCCGGAAATCTATGACAAAACCTATGAATGGTATACGTCTGGTCCGCGCCAGCGCTTACAGCCAGGGGGCCGCATTGTCATCGTGATGACACGGTGGAGTAAAAAAGATCTGACTGCTCAAGTTTTAAAATCCTCATTACAAAGAAACGGTGAGACGTGGGAAGTGATTAACTTCCCAGCAATCATGCCGAGTGGCAAACCACTGTGGCCTGAGTTTTGGCCTCTAGAAGAACTAGAAGTACTAAAAGAACAACTGCCCGTACACAAGTGGCAGGCGCAGTATATGCAGGACCCCACCAGTGCAGAAGGCGCGCTGATCAAAAAAGAATGGTGGCGGATGTGGGAGAGAGAACACGCACCTCCTTGCGAGTTCATCATTCAGTCTTGGGATACTGCATACACTAAGAACACACGGTCTGACTACAGCGCCTGCACCACATGGGGTGTGTTTTACCAAGAAGATGAAGACACGGGATATAAGAAGCCCAACATCATATTGCTCAATGCGTTTAAAGAACGCATGGAGTTCCCAGAATTAAAACAAAAAGCGTTGGAAGAATATCAATATTGGAAGCCCGATGCGTGTATTGTTGAAGCGAAGGCGGCTGGCGCGCCGCTCATATTTGAGTTACGTCAGATGGGGGTTCTTGTTTCCGAATACACCCCTAGCCGTGGCAACGACAAGATTGCCCGAGTTAATGCGATTACGGACCTCTTTGCTTCAGGCGTTGTCTGGGCACCCGAGACCCGCTGGGCTGAAGAAGTCATAGAGGAGTTTGCGGCGTTCCCGGCTGGCGAACATGACGACTTGGTGGACTCCAGCACCCAGGCGTTGATCAGATTTAGACAGGGCGGCTTCATACCATTAGACAGTGATGAAGCAGATACTCCGTTTGAGGCTAGGCCAAGGGCGTACTACTAATGGAACAGTGGAAAAAGAGAAACTGGGTGCAGATCACGGGAATTCTGTGGCGCGATGGGTTTGATGAGAGGAATTTATTACAGAGGTTGCGAGACTATGCGCTTTGGCGTTGGTACAGCGCTGTACGGGCTATGAAAAACCCAGCAAAATGGTGGAAGCGCCGCCAACGGGTGCGCCAGATCAACCGATATTTACTAGCCGAGGCTCGTAAATATGAACAAGACCGACAAGGAATTTAAAAATGGCTATTGACAAAGCGCTTTACGAGGCTCCAATGGGTTTGCAAGCCCTAGAAACTGAGCCGCTTGAGATTGAAATTGAAAATCCAGATTCCGTTTCTATTGGAATGGACGGAATTGAAGTTGAAATTGAGCCTGGCCGCAAAGAAAAAACAGGAATTAAAGACTTTTCAGCCAATTTGGCTGAACACATGGACGAAACTGCGCTTCAATTGCTATCAGATGAGTTAATTGACAATTTTGATAACGATAAACGTTCGCGTAGAGACTGGGAACAGACGTACAAAACCGGTCTAGACCTGCTGGGACTCAAAATTGAGAACAGAACTGAGCCTTGGCCGGGGGCGTGCGGGGTGTACCACCCCATTTTGACTGAAGCCACAGTGCGGTTTCAGTCAGAAGCCATCATGGAGACGTTTCCAACGCGTGGTCCGGTCAAAGCCAAGATCCTCGGTAAGGAAGATGATGCTGCTGAGAAGGCTGCAGAGCGTGTCAAAGACTATATGAACTATGTGTTGACCGAGAAAATGGTCAACTACCGCACCGAGCATGAGCGGATGCTCTGGGCGCTGCCTCTAACAGGCTCGGCGTTTAAGAAAATCTACTATGACCTGACGATTAAACGCCCAGAAGCCATATTTATTCCTGCTGAAGACTTTGTAGCGCCATTTACAGCGTCTGATCTTGAGTCATGTGAGCGCTTTACGCACGTAATGCGTAAAGTTAAAAATGAAATTAAGAAAATGCAGGTGTCAGGGTTCTATAGAGACATAGAACTTGAAGATCCGCCTGAAGTTGTAACTGATGACGTTAAAAAAGCAGAAGCCGAGGCTCAAGGCATCGACATTATTAAAGATGATCGGTACACGCTGCTTGAGATGAACGTCAATCTAGACTTAGAAGACGATCCGTACCGTGCAGAGGGTGAAATTGAGATCCCATACGTTGTTACGGTGGACTACAACAGCGGTCAAGTGTTATCCATCTATCGTAACTGGAGCGAAGATGATGACACGTACAAACGGCGTATGCACTACGTCAAGTACGACTACGTTCCTGGGTTTGGGTTCTACGGTTATGGTCTGATCCACTTAATTGGTGGTCATGCTAAGAGCGCAACCTCACTGCTTCGACAATTGATTGATGCTGGCACGCTGGCTAACCTGCCAGGTGGACTGAAAACCCGTGGTATGCGGATCAAGGGCGATGAAACACCAATTATGCCGGGTGAGTTTAGGGACGTGGACGTGCCTAGTGGCAAGATACAGGAGAACATTGCGTTCTTGCCATATAAAGAACCAAGTCAAACTCTTCTTTCGCTCTTCGATAAGATCGTAGAACAGGGCCGAGGGATGGCAGCGGTTGCTGATCTAAAGATTGGTGATGTAGACCAGAACACCCCAGTAGGCACTACGTTGGCGGTCCTTGAGCGGATGCTCAAGACCATGTCTGCGGTCCAGGCACGGATGCACTCCACACTCAAGAAAGAGTTTGGGCTGCTAAAAGCCATTATTGAGATAACTCCACCTGCGGCCTACGAGTACAACGTGGACCCAGACCGCATGATCAAGACTTCGGACTTTGATCGGGTGGACATTATTCCTGTATCAGACCCCAACGCCTCTACATTCTCACAGCGGATGTTGCAGTACCAGGCTGCACTACAACTTTCTCAACAAAAGCCTGAGTTGTATGACTTGCCTGAGTTGCACCGGGGCATGATCCGGCTAATTGGGTTTGAAAACGCTGACAAGATCGTGCCTAAGAAGGACGAGATACCGTACCGCGACCCCGTGTCTGAAAATGCCATGGTGCTGCAGGGCAAGCCTGTCAAGGCGTTCCCTGAGCAGGACCACGAGGCCCACATCATGGTGCATACAAACGCTATGAAAGATCCCAAACTGCGTGCCTTGGTTGGTCAGTCTCCTAACGCACAGGCTATTGCTGCCGCCATGGAGGCTCATGTTGCGGAACATCTGGGTTATGCCTATCGCACTGAAGTTCAACGCGCCCTAGGTATTGAGATCCCGCCGCTTGGCGCGAAGATGGACCCGCTGATGGAGAACCAACTGTCTCGTCTGATGGCAGATGCGTCTCAGAAAGTGTTGCAGCAGAACCAGGCAGAGATGGCTCAGAAGGAAGCCATGGCCCAAGCACAAGATCCGCTTAATGAGATTCAGCGCCAAGAACTGCAGATCAAAGCCGCTGAAGTTGAACGCAAGACTAAGAAAGATATGTCTGATGCAGCGCTTCGGTCAGCCGAGGTTGCTATCAAACAGGAAGAGGCTGCTAACAAGAAGGCAGAGCAAGAACAAAAACTTGCATCTCAGGAAGTGTTGGAAGGATTCCGTGCAGCAGTCAACTTAAGAAAGGGGCCGTCACAACGTGGCTAAGTCGTTTGAAGAATTATTTTTAGAAAAAGTAAAGGTGGAAGTAGAACGCTACACAGAAGATGTTGTCATGGGATCAGCCAACGATTACTCAGAGTATCGGGAAAAAGTTGGCTTCCTTCGCGGCATGATGAGTGCAGTTGGTATTTTTGAAGAAATCATTAATAGAGCAAGAAAGGAAAACTTAGATGATTAGAGGTGTTGGCGCGCCAAGCGTTGAAGCAACAAAAAACAAAGTCGAAGAAGCAAGAGCCGCACATACGCTGCCGGTTCCGCAGGGGTGGAAGATTTTGATTGCCATGCCGGTCTTGGAAGAAAAGACCTCAGGCGGCGGGATCATTCTGCCTAGCCAAACTAAGAACGCTGAAGAAGTTGCAGCAAACATTGGATACGTTGTATCCATGGGTCCAGATTGCTATACCGACATGAGCCGATATGCCAGCGGCCCGTGGTGCAAGTTAGGTGACTGGATCATCATGCGTTCTTATTCTGGCTCGCGCTTCACTATTGGTGGGCATGAGTTCCGCCTAATCAACGAAGACACGGTTGAGGCCGTGATTGAAGACCCATCAGGGTTTACCCGAGCATAAGGAGCAATACATGGCAACTAATAAGATGAAGGAAATGATCGAGGACGAGGGTAACGGCCTTGGCCCCGATGGGCTTCCTGAAGAGACGCAGATCCTAAAAAAATCTGCCGAGCCGGAAGAAAAGTTTGAGTTTGTGGTTGAGGGTGAAGAAAATGTTGCACCGCAAAAAAGAACCGCCCCCAAGGACGAACTAGAGCAATACAAAGAAGATAAAGACGATGAGTACGCAAAACTCAAAAAAGAACTTGAGGAAGAGCGTGCCTATCGTCTTAGGGTGCAAGAAGAACAGGAAGAGGCTCTTCGGTACGCTCAAGCAGCGGCTGAAGAGAATAAGCGACTTAAGACTGTTCTTGACCAAGGCTCCACACTCTATACCGATACTGTCAAATCTAAATTAGACACTGAGTTGGTTTCTGCTCAGAAGGCTTATAAGGAAGCCTATGAGTCTGGAGATTCAGAGGGCATGGTCCAAGCCCAACTTAAGATGGCAGAGGTGGTTGCTGAAAAAAGAGAACTTTCTCGCAATCCCCCTTTACAAAGGGCAGAAAGCGCTGTATATAGTCAACCTATACAGCAGCAAGTTGCTTCAAGTCCATCTGCACCAAAAGCTGACCCAAAAGCCGAAGCGTGGTATGAACGGAATAAAGGTTGGTTTGGACCAGATGATGAGATGACGGCAATTGCTTATGCTGTTGACAAAAAACTCATGCGAGAAGGCGTAGACCCTCGCACGGACGAGTATTACAGGCGTATGGATGAACGTCTGCGTCAGTTATTCCCTGATCGGTTTGACGATGTAGAGCCGCCTCAACAACGTACTGTAAGACAGCAATCCACTGTGGTTGCTCCCGCTTCTAGAAGTACTTCCCCAAAGACCGTCAAGATCCCGCCCGGTGGCGCGGCTGTTGCACGTAAATTGGGTATACCTTTAGAAGAATACGCTAAACAATGGGCTGCTGTTAACGGAAGGAGTCAGTAATGGGTAATCAAAATCGTATGAGTCGTGAGTTGGAATCTCGTGAAAATGATATTCGTGATCAACCATGGGAACCTCCATCTTCAATACCAACCCCCGATCCACAAGACGGGTATGCATTTCGTTGGGTACGTGTCTCAACGATGGGTCTAGACGATGCTAGGAATGTTTCTATGCGCCGTAGAGAAGGTTGGGAGCCTGTAAAGGCTGAAGACCACCCAGAACTGCTTCTAGATTTAGGCCTATATGATGGTTCCGCCCCGAAGAATGGACTAGTGTTATTTGGTGGCCTAATGTTGTGCAAGAACCTCGAAGAGAAGGTCGAAAAGCGTAATGGTTATTACGAAAATATGGCTGATCAACAGATGAGGTCCGTGGACAACAACTTTATGAGAGAAAGTGACGTTCGTATGCCTTTGTTTAGCGACAAACGTGCGGAAGTTACTTTTGGACGTGGCAAATAACTTTTTCACCTATAGCCAATATTGGCCTGGGTTTGCCTCTGGCGTAACTGATGCATTTGCTTACATCAGTGATGATCCGGATGCGCTGTATCAAGTCGCTTCTGTCGGTGCAACTGCCGACACTACTGGTCTGGACATTACTCCGGTACAACAGACCGCCCTTGGAACCAACGTAGTTCTGGTGTTGAATGCAGCAAATACTACTTATGGCAACGCCCAAACTGGTATTTACTACAACAACGTTACTACTGCATTGCCGTTCCGTATCGTTGATCTGGTACCCGATACTTCCTATGTTTCATCTGGAAACATCGTATATCCAGAAGTGATCGTCAAATTTAACTTTGGCTATCACTCGTACTATCAAGCCGTTGGCAAATAAGGAGCGAATAAATGGCTATTTCACGCGCACAATTACTTAAAGAGTTGCTGCCCGGCCTAAACGCTCTGTTTGGCATGGAGTACAACCGCTATGGTGAAGAGCACAAAGAGGTCTTTGTAACTGAGACTTCTGAGCGTTCTTTCGAGGAAGAGGTCAAACTGTCAGGCTTCTCAGCCGCTCCGGTTAAAAACGAGGGTTCGGCTATCGCTTATGACAACGCGCAGGAAGCATTTTCTGCTCGTTACAACCATGAGACGATTGCTCTGGGCTTCTCGATTACTGAAGAGGCAATTGAGGACAACCTGTACGATAGCCTCTCGGCTCGGTATACCAAGGCCCTGGCTCGTGCCATGTCCTATACCAAACAGGTTAAGGCTGCAAACATTCTGAACAATGGGTTTAGTTCATCCTACCCCGGTGGTGACGGTGTAGCGCTGTTTGCTACAAACCATCCGCTGGTGTCTGGTGGAGTTAACTCTAACGAGCCGTCTACTCCGGCTGACCTGAATGAGACTTCTCTGGAAGCCGCCGTTATTCAGATCGCTGCATGGACGGACGAGCGTGGCCTGCTGATTGCTGCAAAGCCGCGTAAACTGGTTGTTCCTCCTGCTCTGATGTTCGTTGCAACTCGTATTCTGGAGACTGAACTCCGGGTCGGTACGGCTGACAACGATATCAACGCTCTGAAGAACAATGGTTCTATCCCCGAGGGTTACACCGTTAACCACTTCTTGACGGATACGAATGCATGGTTCCTCACGACAGACGTTCCCAATGGTCTGAAGCACTT